CCCCCCTGGTTCTTTCCCCATTGACGAATTCCGGCAGCAGCACACCAGGCAGCGAGGATTGTCGGGTAGATTGCAGTCATAATCCCCCAGTTAGTTTCTGGGGCAAACCATAGTGCCAGGACTAAAATAGGAAAGCCCAAGACTGCATTTATCGTTAGCCCCCAAAATCCAACCTGCCGCCACCAGCGGGCACTTAGGTCTCGAGCTGGAGTTCCTGCTGAGTTTGGGCTTTTGTCTTCCATTCGTCTCGTTCCCTTATGGTTGCAGTAAGGAGGTCATTAGGCTCCTCAATCTTGGCCTCGGTTTGTCATAGCGTCCTACTTAATAAAGTTAGCTGGTGGTGTAGTATGAAATATGAATATATGTAGAGCCATCTTGGTCAGCCTCTCCTGACCCAGTATAGAATACGAAGTAATAGACGTTGGTACCAGACACGCCTCCTTGGCAAAGACTATTTACAGCACCTCCAATAGATTTATATACAAATCCTGTAACTCCTCCCATCTCAATGGAGCTAGCCGAGAAGTTAGCTGCGGTGAATGGTAGACCTGATATTGTCATTGAAGATTTTTGGGTAAAAGCCCCCGTTCCAACTCCTGCTACACTAAATCCCACCCAACAATCCACCTTTCGGCCAACCTTTACGTACTTAGCGTATTCTACAGTTAAGCCCGTTGCTGAAGCATAATCACCACCTTTAGGAGAGCCCATAGTTGGAGTCCAATTTCCTTCTTCATAGTCATCAAGTTCGTTAGCTGAAGAGTCACCCCCCAGTCTAAGGCTATTGGGGAAGTACACAGTCCCAGTGGTTTCGTCAGCTACTAGTGCTGTATTAAAGGAACCTCCCACTTTAATTGTAAAGTTGTCATTACCCAACAAACCCATTAAAGCCTTCGTTGAAAATGCTGTCTGGAACGTCATAGAAGCATCATTTCCAGAGGCGTTCTTGTTGTATTTCATATCAATGCTGCTGCCCGAGTTGTTGAGCAACAGGTTGGTGCCATAGAAGGTGAAGGCATTAGTCGCGTCAGCGGAGGAGCCTCCCACACCAAGGCCATACTGGTTAACTTCAGCTTTTGTGTTACCATCAATCAAAACCTGGAAGGTACTGTCAGCATCCACATTGTTGTAGTCGACACTGACCTGGAAATCGACACCATTTGTCTGGATCAACGTGTCGCCACTTATGTCTGTATCACCAAAACGGATAGACGGACTAGCTTCTTCAAGCGCTAGGTCTCCAGTTAGTGTGCCTCCAGTCGTACCAAGGTACCCGGCATTTATATTTCCCCAGGAGGACCCATCAAAGATCAGTAGTTCGTTTGTATCCTGGTCATAGACCCTCCAACCTTCAGCCGGTGTGAAGAAAATCCATTCTGCGTTGATATATGCGGCGATGTTATTCTCCCGGCCAGCCCAAGTACCTGTTGCCGTGGCCAGAGGGATGTACTTATCGCCCTCCGAGGGAGACCCAGGAGGCGCAGTGTTGTCCGTACGGATCACTGTGAGGTTCATAGCAGTGTCAACAACGCGGAGAGCCTCGTTGACTGTCACATACTTCTGAGCTTGAGATGCTGCCAGCTCAGTGATGGAAAAGTTTGGGGTAGTCATGAGGCCTCCTTAAAACGTTGCTTCCGCTTGACGTCCACGGCCGATGGAGGTTGACTTCTGCCAAACCCGGATGGTGTAGCTGTCAAGCGCTCCGCCGTCCGAGGTCTGCTCAGCGGTGGTATAAGTATATGATGGTGCCGTCAAATCGGAAACCGTTCTTAGCAATGTTGGTCCAGACGGGTTATAGATTTCAAGATCATAGCGCTCATTTTCTTCGTTCAATGGCGTTGTTTCTTCCTCGAAGTCGTCTCCTGAATACCGTGTCCGACGAACCCATGTGAACGTTACTTCAGTGCTTGCAGCAGTTGGCTCCTTCTTCAGAGCATGTGGAGCGTAAGGCAGCAAGCCAGTTGCTTTACCCGTATGGAACACATCTTTGTAGATCGCTGAGCCAGTGTTGACGCCTCCAGGACCATACCGATAGTCGATGTCAAATGTCTTTTGCCCTTGGGGAAGATCGATGTAGTTAATAGCTGGAAGCTCAAGAAGAATGAACTTGGCGCCTGAAGCCAGCGTTGCATCTATGATAGCCTCAGTCCCAAGTTGCCCTCTAAGCAGCCCAGTAAGATCATACAGCGGCAGACCTTCAGGCGAAGACGAACCAGTCAGGGTTGCGGTCGTGAATTGGATCACCTCCCAGAAACCTGAGGACGTTTCTACGGCGACAGCGTTCGCACCATTTAAGACTTCAGTCTTCGTTGCGCTCAGGAGCGTGCTAGCTGGATTGTATAGCATTACTGACAGCGTGCCAGAGCCGTCGAAACGCCATGGATCAGCAGAAGCCAGGGTTGCGGTCGTTTCGCCAATTGTTGCTTCGAGTACCAATTGCTTGTTGAGGGTAAGTGACCCACTCTCACTCCGATATAAGTCCACAGACAACGGGAAAGGTGACTGATAAGCCGCAATCCTTGGAGACCAAGGTTGGGGCTCTTCACCATTGACGAGAGGCATCTCCAGGATATACAGGACTGACCGGCCGAATACCGGAATGTCTCCAGTGAAGTTCCCAGTTGTTGAGAAGGTCAGGGTATCGAAGACTGAGGTGTCATGGCTTGCAGTGCTTATCCCAAGCTCAGAACCACGGTCGATCCGCCCGATCATGTGATCTATAGTCCTACCCCCAATTGCCATTGAGATACCATCAGCAGGGTCCAGGGCTAGATAGCTAGGAGGTAACTTCAGTTCCCCACGTTCCCTAGCCGACCAGGCTTGTTGGATGAGAACTTCACTCAGCGAGCGAGCGTATTCTTCGGTAAGCACAATCGGAAAACGTTGGTTGATTACATTGTGGCTTGAACCAACTAAGCGAACCCCCCCGACTGAGCCTACCTGGTACTCTTTTGCCTCGTCTATGAAGCTGACAGTGGACGCTGCAGGCAATTCAGTCTCTTGGGTCCGAGTAAGCTGGTAGCCTGAACGATCTTCTCCACTAATCACCAAATTGTCTTCAGGGACCGTCGTAAAGACCGTGTTGCTCTTCAGTTGGAATTTGATCTTGCCACCAGTCTCGAAGCCATCGAATAGGAAAGCATTGGAAAGAGGTGATATCATTTCCCGAGGCGAGGACTGTCCATCGACCACGTACCCTCGAACGATTGCTGCACTGTTGACAAGTTCGTTTATATCAACGTCGTCAATTGTCAACCCCCCCAGCAGGCAAATCTCACGGACCAGTTGACCTAGAGTAAGAACACCAACTCGGCCATTCAGCCAATGACCGAGACGATAGTTAGGACCATCAGACCAGATGTCTGAACGGTAGGGAAACACTGGATAAGGCCTAGCATCCCAAGTCCATGCATACATATCCGTAGGATCGATCATGGTGCTCGGGGAGGTCGGGGAGTTGTCTCGCCAGTAGGTAATCAGAGCCTCGTAGTAGACACGCTGTATGAAGTCGTCTCGGTTGCCTGAGCTGTGATAAGGGAAGAAACTCTCAGACGATTTAGGGTCAAAGAAGACATTAGGCTGGTTGGTTGCTTTATCTATAGCGGGAGTGCCCATCTCAGAGAAGACGATCTTACTGTCATTAGCAGACCAAGTATCCACAGAGCCCGCTGCTCCGTCGTTGAGAGCTGTAACAGACCCGTCGCGTACGCCACCTGGGCGGCTCCGGTGGGTCTGTCCCCACCAATTGCGAATATCCTTCTGACGGAATATCCAGTGCTCACTATGTGCAGTGTCTTCAATCCTAGTCCTGGTCTGGCTTTCACGATTGGCGTCACTGGCATAGAAATAGTCGTAGCCTTCCCCACCTTCCACCTGGCCCTTCAGATAGTCCTTAGCGTAGATAGAAGTCGACTGCGGGAAGCTTGCCGAAGCAAAAGTCCCAGTCGTTGCATAAGCTGTGACGGTGCCAGTCCCATAATCCTCATGAGCCGTTCCGTCTCTCCAGTCTGAGAGAGGCATATAGTTGTCGATCGCCACAAAATCGCAATCCACATGGCCCCAAAGTGCGTCCATATTGAAATAAACATCATTAGACCCATCAGAAGGACGGTGTGAATGGTACTCAGACCAATCCGCGGCGTAGGATAGCTCAACGCCTGTGAGGCCTTCGGCGTCGAAGACTGCTCGGACGTCCTCTAGAAGGGTCACGAGAGCATTAACCCCCGGATATATTGTCGAGCCTGTTGCTGTGGATGCTGCGGTGGACCGGATACGAGTTATCCCACGGAGTTCTGAGCCGATATAGAATTTCTTGAATTTTGACGGGGTATTCAACGAGCTAGCAACTGCGGCACAAAGATGGGCATAATGCAATACCATGCGCCTATATCCAAAATCAGAAGCTGAACCAGTGTACGCAACAGATGGGACACCTTGGCTTTCTCTAACGCTTATTGTTTGGGAGACCCAATTGAAGCTACCTTTAACTTGCCATTCAACTGATGGGCTATCAGGGACATTGAGAACGCTCTCAATCTGTATTGAATACTGTGTTATACCGTCCGCTAAGGTTATCGTGATTGTCTCTCCGTTTATAACATCTGGAGTTGTTCCACCTGCGAAAGTAACAATTGTTCCGTTTTCTGGATCACCTGAAGCACTGCAAAGGGTGTGGAAAGTTTCAGAATAGCTACTGTTTATGGTAAAATCACTGGCTGTTACTGACCCAAACATACTGTTAATTTCTGTCTGAGCGGTAGCCGTCTTGTCAACTGAAGGGAGACTTGTCGTTATACGCCCTCTCCAAGGGTAAACAGGTTGTCCAGAGGCTCCGGTATCAGTATCTGGTAGAGTGTTCCCCTCTGCTATATCCATAAGGACGAAAGGATAGAAATTAACATCTTTACCATCTATATTCGCAATTTGTTGGATAGCCTCTGCAACTGAGAAGTCTGAAGGAGTTCCGCCGAATGCCGGGTTCCCCTCACCGTCCGTAGATACAGCTGAAACAGTGGTGCTGCTGCGCAATAGGCTATTCACAGACCAGGCGTAAGGCAAAAGTTTCCTGCCAGTCTTCAACTCAACCTTTGGAACAAATTCACATTGGCTCGCTCTTAGGTCTGTACCAAACCAACCGATTACCAGGTTCACTCCTGCGTTATTCGGGAGTTGCTTACTCAGGTTGCCCATGGAATTCGTTATATTAGAAGTAACTAACGACAAATTTACGTTCTCTGGAATAGAATTGCCGAAACCGTCTTCCCGTACAGTTGGCGTTGTAGCGTACGCTGCTTCACCAGTTGAAGGTATCATATTTACACCCTCAATAAGCTCCTCAATACTATCAGTGCCAGGAGCATCTAAGGGCTTCATAATTTCGGCAGTTATAGACGGAATTCTATTACCAACTTCGGCCAGTTGCATATCCTTGAAAACAAGGTACGATACCCCCCTAAACGCTGGAGCTTTGCCGGTTCCTTCTACACTTTCAATAGTCGGGTCGACAGATTGTGTGGCTGAGCCAGGATAGAATGTCACGTCAAGACCTTCGGTATCCAATAGCTTACCGTCTGCCCAGACGCGGCCGAGTGTGACGCGAGAATTGCCTTCACCGAATGCCACAGCGAAAGATAGGGAATAAGTGTAGGTCGTCGTTGTTACCGAAGGTCCGCCTCCGCCTTTACCCCCCCCCTGAGTTTCAGATGTCTTTGTCTCTTTGAAGTTTGCTGCCCAAATCACGTTACCGCCAACACGAACCTGCCCCCAAATCCTTCTGATAGGAGAACCCTCTGAACTTGTCGAGAGCTGTATCTCGTTCAGACGGGGACCTTCTTGTTGGATGTCAGGAGGGCCGAATAGGGCACTGTCGATCAATCCCCCAATAGATGTAGCTGCCAACGAGGCAGCGAAGGCAGTGAAACCAGTCAGGCCAGCGGACGAGACTAGGGCTCCAAGAACCAGTGTTGCCATGATTTATACCTCCGGAAAGCGGAAGGCCCCGACACACCGCTTCCAATATACGTGGTTGACGGTGACCTCTTCAACGTCCTTGCCAGTCAATGCATGGACCATCCGACCTTCGTCGACCAAGATGCCACAATGCTTTGCTGCCATGTTTTCGCGCATCCTGAAAACCAGCACATCACCTTGGAGAGCCTCTGCCAGTGTATTCAATGGCAAAAGATACTGGGCTGCTTTCCTCAGAAGTAGATCATCCTTCAAAAGGTCATACCAATCAGGCTTATAGGGGGGGGGTTTCTCAGGCTCGGTGTCATACAGCTCACGCCAGACGCCTCTAAGAACACCGAGGCAATCCGTCCCCGCTCCTTTGACAGACGCCTGGTGCTTATAAGGCGTTCCTAGCCATGACCTGGAAATTGATATGACACGATCAGCTGTCACTGTTGAAGCGGCTTCCACCATCTTGATTTGCTCCCCCTTGAGCTGGGTATGCTTGAAGGGCATCATTGCCTGGTATGAACGGAAAGCCCTGGAAGTTTGCCAGGTTCGAAAACTTCGTTTGGCAAGTTTCTGCTCTCTTATCACAACCAGCGATGATCGTGAAAGTCGTTCCTATCGCTATATTGAAAGGCGCTTGCTCCCACAGAACCAATTGTGTGGTGCTCCCAGACACTGAGTGCCCCTTGACCGGAATTGAGATGTTATTGTTGTCCCCTGATGTGAAGGTTATCTTGCCCAGGGAGTAGAACAAATTCGTGTTCGGGCTCATGCCTGTGACGACGAGCACCCGGTTGTCGGTGACGCTTGACACCGTGCCTGTGGAGCTAAATGCCTCAGAAGCAGTGCTGATTGCGCATCGGCTATCACCGAGGTCTGCATCACAAAAACGGCGATATGTACGGCCAGTCTTTTGTTGCAGCTTGTGTGTCAGGCTCCGCAGCTCGGAGGAAAATGTGCTTTCAGTCCGCTTGNCCTCCCCAATCGTGCCCTTCAGGAGTGTCTCCCGCATGGCCACATCTTCGAAGTTCACCCAGAAGAGCTCAACGACTGCAGCGTCATATCGGCCGGCGGCAAGATCATCTTCGTTTATAGTGTCTGAGCTGAGAGCTCCTTCTGCGTTTAGATTGTCAACTGTTAGCCCGAGTTCAGAATTGATCTTTGTCCCAGTGAACCCACTCGCGGCCAGGAACGTGGTGCTGTCAAAGGTGAGGTCCTCGTCGTGCTCAGTAAAACCCTGGATCACCCCGTCTGTCCGGGTAACTCGCCAGCAATAAACCATTGTGGTTGCACCACCGTCAAGATGCGATTGAAGACCGGGTGTTAGAACCTTACTCATATCCGAACCTCTACCAGGTTGACCGCCGGAATAGAGCCAACGTCAAACAGAGCCACATTCACCTCAAGCTCCTCGGCTTCAAAGCGAACTGGCACATCGTATTCAAACCCTGCAGTCGGAGTTCCTGTAGGAGCAACTGAGAAGGTTGTGATCCCGGTGGCGTAGTCCATAGTCCAATCAACACCCTCTGTGAGGCTACCTGTGTTATCTTTTACGAGGACTGTACCGTCAATTGGCTTATTGATCGTCCTTGTCCAAGGGTTTGAGGCAGCTGAATATACCTTCTGCAATTGGTAAGTTGTCAATGTGATACTGGCCATAGCCTGATCTGTATTCGACGGGGTTGTTGTCGGGTTAGTGGACGTGAAGTCCGCCCAATCCTTGAAGCGAAAGCCTCTCAAGCTACCGCGGCGAGCTTCCCAAAATTCCATGACAGCATATATGTCCTCCAGGTCTCGAAGACCTAGGGATACATCATAGGTCCGTCTGGAGTTGGCCCATATTGTATTCCGTTCCTCGTGTCCGGAGCGTAGGGTCACAACGTCAACTACACGCCTTTGGCGGACTGTTGCGCCTCGAGAGATGTCCGTTGGGAATTGTTCTTCGTCAAATGCCATTTACATATTCCTCCTACCAGAGCCAATTGAGCGAGCTGCAATCGCCGCAACTTGACTTGAACTGCGCTTGAAGCCTTCGACGTCTGGGGTGCTGATATTGAAGTTAAATGTATCACCAGAACCACCTCTTCGCGAACCCTCACCTTCAGGCGTGAAGTCTACTCTTTCACCTGGACTGATCTTAGATACAAATAGCTGGCTATCTGGCCCTCCTGAACCACCCATTGTGAGAGAGCCTCCAAACTGGTTTCCTCCAGCATTGAAGATACTCCCTATACTTGGCATATCGAACGTGAACCCGTTGCCTCCAAGTAGCGAACCTATGCCTGCAATAAGAGGCTGTATAAGCATTGCCTGTGCTACTATCCGCGCCAGCTCGGCGACGATGTTTGTGGCGAATGTCTTGAAGTTAAACTCCCCAGAGCGAATGAAGTCGGCCAGTGCATCGTCAATGCCCCCGAATACCGCCTCAGTCACGTCTCCAATAAAGTTCAGGGCTTGTTCAAGCTTCTGGTTTTCAATGATCTTGGCGCGAATAACTTCAAGCTCCCGCTGTCCAACAACAATGCCATTCTCAGCCAGCTCGGTGGTGAGCTCTGTCAAGCGCATACGAACTTCCCGCTCTTGATTACCCATGCGCAGAACTTCAGCTTCTTGCTCAAGCATCGCCATGACCGAAGCCATATTGGTGATTTCATCCTTAGTGGCAACAGACCCTCTCGCACCTCCTGAAGAACCTCCTGGAGTATCTGCGAAGTCCCGATCTATATTTGACAGCTGTTGGTTATATGCACCCCGAGCAGCATTGAGGTCTTCTTGAGAAGCTCCAGCAGCCTCAAGCTGGGTGACTAATGCTTCGTATTCCTGCGTGGCAATTGCTATCGCACGGTTTTGGCCCTCAAGAGCATCCAAGTCTGCGGAGTTTGTGTAAGCCTCAAGAGCAGAGCCTGCATCTCGCTGAGCAGCTGCAGTTCCATTTATTTCTGCTGTGGCTCTTGCGTAAGTTGAAGACAACTCTTCCAAATCAGCAGCAGCTTGATCTATAGAGCCTCCGCTACGAAGCCCCTGTTCAATCTGACGACGACCTGCTTCATATGCCCCTTGAGCCTCACCAAGTTGAGCCGTAACCTTAGCAGCACGCGCCAATTCGGGAATGAAGCCTTGCAGTGTCTGGAGTGCTGAGATAGCTTTTATGGCCTGGTCCCCTAAGTTGTCTACCTCAGCTGCCGCGACGCCAGCAGAGTTGCCCAAACCTAGCAATGTGCGATCCGCAGCAGTAGCTGTGCCGGACAGAACTCGGATGATTGCTTCTGAGCGTTCAACTACACTTCCCAGGTTTCTGGTTTCCTGTGCGGCGGATATTGTCTCTGTGACCATTTTACGAAGAGCTTCTGGAGCCCGCTGACCAAGACGATCTAGTGTGGTAATTACTTCATCGATGGTAACTGTTCCGTCAATCATAGCTGACTGCAATTCATAGAAGTCTTGGGACAGCTCCACAAAACCCTGGTACCGGGCTTGATTGAATAGAGGTGTAATTGTTGTAATTAACTGCCTGAACGACCGGTCAAGCTCATTGGCCGCTTCAGTCTGGGTGGCCAACGCCTGAGAAAGCGTCAAACCCTCAAGGTTTTCGCGAATATCTTCTACCTCACCATTGGTGTCTCTGTAGGCTTGTTGCAGATCACGGACCTGGCCCTCAAGAGTGGTAGTTATACGACTTACCCGTTCAGTCTGTGTTTCAATGGTAGTCAGGGCTACAGCAACTGTTCCAAGCGCCACAAAGATAGCTGTTACTGGGTTTGCTGCAATAGCCAGCAGAGCACTTCGTACAACACTGAGAGCCCCAGAGAATGCGAAGGCCGAGAGTGTTCCAGATTGGAAGGCAAGAGCGATTGCGAAGATTTGAGCTTTGAATGCAACCAGCAGCGAACCAACGAGACGGACACCGATCACAACGGTCAAGGCTTCCAGGGTTGCAATGAATGTGTCGACGTTCTCCGCGATGAACCGCAGAGCACCAGCAAGAGCTTTGAAAGCCCCTGTCAGGCTTCCCGTTCCCCCCGCTTCACCAATAGCCAAGACCAGGCCTTCAGCAGCAGACTTGACAGACAGGAGAGCGCCGTTCAGGTTGTCGTCCATGACCGTCGCGATCCGGAGAGCTGTGCCTTCTGCGTTGCCGAGTGCTGCGGTCAATCCTTCGACCCGTGGTATAGCGTTCGAAAGAACCTCGAAGGCAGGACCACCACGGTCACCGAAGATTTCCAGAGCCAATCCTGTGTCCACACCGGCGTCACGCAGGCGGGTCAGAGCGGTAGTCAAACCGACTTGAGAAACCCGGACCTCTTGGGCGGTAACCCCCAGGCTTTCGAGAATATCACGCGTCTTGGAAGCAGGGCTTTCCAATTCGGCAAGAACACGCCTCAGGCCAGTGCCCGCAAGAGAGCCTTGAAGACCTGCATCAGACAGGGCTGAGATTGCCGCAGCAGCTTCCTCAAGTGAGACGCCAAGACCTGCAGCAACAGGTGCCACGAACTTCATCGCCTCTCCGAGTTGGAAGACATTTGTGTTGGCAGAGTTTGAGGCCAAGGCCAGGACATCAACCACTCGACCAGCTTCTGTGGCATTCAATCGGAAGCCTGTCAGAATATTGGAAGCGATGTCAGCCGCTGAACCTAAATCAAGGGCTCCCGCCTGGGCAAGAAGTAGTGTATCGTTTATGGAGGCAAGGACTTGATCCACGTCGAAGCCAGCGCGAGCGAGGAATTGCATCCCTTCAGCGGCTTCAGATGCAGAGAACCTGGTCGTGGCCCCAAGTCGTTGAGCCTCCAAACGGAGTGTGCGGAATTGTGCCTCAGTCGCGCTAGTAATGGCTTTGACTGTACTCATCTGTTGCTCGAAATTCGCAAGGACCCGAATTACAGAAGCTACACCAACCCCCGCAACACTAAAGGCAAAGGCTCTATTTATGAGCCTTTGCACCCGAGTAGCCGCGGCTCCCACTCTGTTGAGGTCTGTCTCAACTTTACGGGTGCCGCTGGTTGCTCTCGAAGGATCGACAACGACCCGGATGCGAAAGTCTGCCATTTTCTACCTCGGCGCTCGGGTCCTTGGTCCTTGGTCTCTTTGCATCTCAGCTTGACGGGCTCGTCTGTCCTGCTCTCCACTGAGCCACTCAGAGAACGTTCGTTCCAGTGACCTCATTATCTCTTTGAAAGGGGGGAGCATATCTTCGTCTAGCCCGCACCTTTCGGCATAGTCTTCTATGTCTCGCCAGGGAATGCGTCCATCCGAATTCCTTCCCGTGATGAGCTCATAAAAAGCCCTCAGGTAAAACTCATTCACCGGAAGGACAATTGGCTCGTTTACATACCAATCGGGAAGCGACCGGCCTTTAGTGATTGCAGCCTCGATCGAGAACCCGTCCCGTTCGAGGCGCAACTCAAAGGCTAGTCGCTCTTGGAGTTTTTTGCTGTGCTCTCCGTGTCCACCACGTCGTCAGCGATGAAGTTGGAAGGCGTTCCGCAGAACTCACGAAGCTCGTCGAAGAGCCAGTTGGGAAGTGCTTCCAGGAAGTCCACGGCAACATCACGAGTGAATTGAACGGGCTTGCCCGCACTGTCCAGGACGTTGTGCCAACCAGCGACGACGTGTTTGCCATACAGCTCACGATCCGTCTCGCGGGTTTCATCCAGCAGGCCAGCGGTGACGTTGCCGTTGCGGATCGAACGCATGTTCGAGCGGGAAGCTTTCAGCGAGGCATTGAAGTAGGCCTTGTTGCTTTCCATCGCAGGCTTGACCGTCAGAACCGGGGTTCCTTCCAGGGCGTGCATTTTGAATTCAGCGGTGGAACCGCCTTTGACTTCCATCTTCTTAAGGTGACCAAATTGGCTCATAGTGTTTTCTCCTATCGGGGTGTCGGGAAATGTGGGACCTGACCTCCCCGACGAAAGCCAGGTCCCTACGGCGTGCCGTTATCTTTACGGCACGATTGCGAAAAGGGATACCCCCAAGGACGTGTCCAGGGTCCCGTCTTTGAACGCTGTGCCAGTGGTGTTGATAAGAACACTCTCATTTACTGGGAAGTCTTTCCCGCCACCTCCGAGCGTCATGCTCGGAATGTCCACTGCTATTGCACCGTCATTGTCACCAGCCAGGACGAAGTCCATCGTCACAGTGGTGTTGTTCCGAATGGCAGTAACGACGTCCGAGTTGGTGAAGAGGATTTGACCGTCTGCAGTTACCTCGAAGTTGCCTGTGTTCATATACTTCGCACCGAGCTGGGCGAGAACCTTCTCACCAGCCACGTTGTTGAGCAATGTCAGGCTGAACGATTTGAAGTCAGTCGTCAGACCAGTTTCATCGACCTGAGTGATCCGGAGGCGCGCAATGTCCGCTGAAGTATTCAGAGCATCGTCACGGGCCACTTCACGAGCAGTTGAAGCCCCCGACTTGCGGGTCGTGGTGGGAACTTCCGTGTCGGTCCCGATGAAGCCGAAGGAGCAAGTGGCTTTCTCAGTCAGCGGCAGATTGAACGTCACCTGGTTGCAATAGTTGCCCAGTGCATACTCATATTCCGTCGCGCCACCGCTGTCCAGGTTCGGATAGGAACCTTCGAACTGGTAGCTTATTTCCAGATAGTCACTGTCGTCCACAGCCACGTTGCGAATGAACCGGCCGAACAGAAGGTCGACCTGGTCACCAGCGCCAGGGTCTGTCACCAGAGCGCTGTCCAATTTGTCCAGTAACACGGTTCCTGTGGCAATCGAGGTGATGCGACCATAGCCAGCACCGGCCGAAAACTGCTCGGAGGCAGTAAGCCCGCCAACATGGATGAATTGACCGACTGTAAGACCAAGGGTCGTGAAGTCGATGTTGTTTGTGGCAGCATTATTCCCTGACGTCAGAGTGCCAACGCCTGAAGATACGGTCAAGGCCAGGTCTCCACTTTCCGCGCGAATGCCTGCAATCTCAACGACCGCTTTGGCTGGAGCCGTCTCAGTGGTAGCGCCAGAGAATTCCATGACCAGGTTAGTGGCTGCAACGTCCACGGTCAGAGGCTTCAGACCATTGTTGGCGGTAGTCGCGTAGCCACGGGAATAGAGCAAGCTAATCGGCCCACCAGAAGTGAACTGGAGCTTTGCAGCTTGAGCAGCAGTGGCAGAGGGGATCGTGAAGCCAGAGGCTCCGACGTCAATCTTCTCGAAGAGCAAGTCAGAGTTGACAGCTGTCACAAAGCAGAAGCCCTCGATGAATTCTGAGAAGACGTCCATTGTGAGGTCTGCTTCCAATTCAACCGAGCTGTCCAAGTCCGTCACAGTGCCCTTGCGGTTCTGCTTGTCTTTGGAGATTGGTTGGCGTTTGACAGTGGTGATCGTGGCCCCAAAGGTGCCAACGGAGTTTGGTTCCAGGAGCTTCCAATCGGGAGACCCTGGCAAAACGCCCAGGCTTGCCTCACGAGCAGCTTGGACGGTGATGTTGTTAGTGAGAACGCGACCCATCGCCGAGCTCCTTTCGTTTATCTGGTTTCATCATATTCAAATGGCGCGTCGACGATAGCCTGGAACCACTTTTCCCGGCGGCTCGAACCGACTTCGCGCGTTGTAACTCCGTGAAACCTTACTGTGGTTCCGGCCAGCGTTACACCCTCGAAGGTGTTTCGGGCCTTGGTCAGAAGTTCATCTGTCCTCTCAACGCCAGAATTCTCAGGGGCAAAAACTTGAACCAGCACACGGCCTGTCCGGGAAAACTTCCGGTTGCCAACTGACCCAAGCGTCTCTTGGTCTCCACCTTCGTGACGAACGACCAGCCGAACCCAAGGGGCATACGTAGGAGGCTTGTGATCTTCGTTGTCAAATGTGAAGTCTGTCTCTGATCCCCAGGCGGTTGTGAACGCCAGATAGATCGCTTCGCGGGCTTCATTCAATGTTGTCATTTGAGGTCAGCCTCCGTTTGTTGAACTCCCCGGCGGATCGCAGCCTGGACAAACCCAGTTGGCGCCTGGGTGGATGAGCCGTCATTCAGACGGTTGATGTAGGGGACATTGTTCGCAATTAAGACGGCCCCTTTTGGTAGCTTGTAGGACAACAAACCCGCTTGGCCTGCAGCCTGAACCGCAGCTTGCGTCTGGACCATTGATCCGGTCGGTTGGCTTGCCGCAGGCGAAGCCCTAGATGCACCAATGGCTGGAACCCAATTAGCTCGAGCCCAGCCAGTATCCACGGGGGTGTCTTCGATCAGGTTGGCCGTTATATTCAGGCCCAAACGAATGACCACTTTCTCTGCAGTCTCCTCTAGGGCCTGAATGATTGCCTTGATCTGTGCGTCCTCGTAGGTGGTGCTCAAGGCTTAGTCCTCCTGGTTGCCCCCATCGAGCCAGGCGTCGTCCTCAGAGCTCTCAGCAGCTTTTGCCGCGGCGATCATCTCGGCTGCTTTCGCAATAGCTGTGGTCTTGCTCGGGAAGACCTCTTCGACACCTTCGACATGCCACTTGCGATCGGTTTCCTTGGTAACCAAATCAGCAGGCTCTTTGTCAGCGATGGACGGAACTTCAGGCTCTTCAACCTTTTCGTCGTCCTCATCTTCAGGCTCAAGTGTGTCGCCCAGTGTGGCCTGCATCATGCCAGCACGTTCCAGATCGGATAGAGCGTCCCAAGCTTCCTGGTCAAGGCCCGCTTCTTCCATGGCCAGACCACGGATTTCAGCGTTCTCTTCGGTGTCAGGCCATTCGGCAGCATAGTCTAAGGTCAGCTCTGGAGTTGGCTCATGCTTCTGGCCGGTCAGCACATCAGGCTCTTCAAACTGTGCGAGCTCAATGGCACGGGACTCCCAAAAGCGACGGAGTTTTGTGGGGTTTTCTGCGAGGGATTTCGGGATGAGGTCTCCAGCTTTCACCTGCTTACCTTGCCAGGTGACGGGCCGACGCCAAATAAATTCTGCATCCTTTTGGAAACGCTGTTTCCAGTGACGGAGTGTTCTGATCTTGGTGCGCATTGGGGCATCCTTTCATGAGGGAGGAGGGAGCCTTTCAAGAGGCTCCCTCGCGCTATTGGTTTGGGTTTGGCTTATGCCACAATGCCCCCGAAGAAGTAGCCCAGATCGGCAGCGACTTTCTTCTGGTCATAGGACATATCAATCTCGATGCGATCGCTCTCGATTGCGTCCAGGTAGAAGCGCTTGATCCGCATCCCTTCGTTGCCGGAACCGACCAGGCCAGTCCAGTTGAAGGTGTAACCAGCGGAAGGCGTCATGACGCCAGGAACCACAGGAGCATAGGACAACAGAGCGTGCTTGCCACCGATGAAGGAATGAGCCGCAGTCTGGCCCTTCTTACCGGTGTTCTTCACGGCCTTCATGACCAGGACCTTGTCGACTTCGAACAGATCAGCCAGAGTTACCAGATTGGCTTTCGCCGCACCAGAAGTCTGCCCGCGGTCAATACGACCAACGATGTCCGGGTGATCGACCAACGCGTCATATACGGGCTTGCCAAGCGTCAGGACATTCGGCTCGAAGCCAGTCTCTTCCAGAACGTAGCGCTTGCCCTGGCGAATGTCTTCGATCGGTGTCGAAGAAGCATCAGACCAATGCAGCTTGTCGTTGTTGGAAGCGTTCGTTGGATCGAACGAAGCCGGAGCAGTTGCACCAGACGAAACGCCATCGACGTCAAATGTCCAGGTGTCACCAGGAGCGCCTGCGGTGAAGTAGGCAGCAGCCCAATTCACTTCGCGGTTGATGAGACCCTTCTGAGTGACGAAGATTGCAGCTTCGCGGTCAAGGCTGATAGGGTTGTCGGCATTGGCGCGGATGCTCTCCGGAATATCGCGGTGGTAGGCGCGGGTCTTCGCGAAGTAGGTGTCGTTGCCAATCTCGTAGGTGCCACCAGCACTTTCCGTGCCGGGAGTGCGTTCTTGCATCTCGTCACGGTTGAAGTCACCACGCTCATAAGTGAAATAAGCGTCAGACTGTTTGCCGACAGACACCTGAGGGAAGACCATGCCTGCTACGAAGTGAGCAGCGTCCTGGACGTATCCGATCGAGATGTTGGTGAGTGGCCGACTGACGTGAACGTCGGACCGCGACGGTTGGGAAAAGGGCATTGTATAACCTCCTTAAGGTTTCAGTTGGGCCCGACTGGGATTAGGTTTCGGTTGCAGAAGTCATTGGCTGCAGCAGAACTTCGAAGATGTCACCATCAACGGCGCTCTCGAGAGCCACACCAATGCACATGCTGTCAGCAACCATTGTGGCAATATCGGCCACACTGGCCACGCGGCCAGCAGTTGTGTCAGCAACGACCAATTGTCCAGCGGTGATGGTTGCGCCGGCTTTCACCATGGCACGTCCACCACCAGCCAACATAACGACCGAAACGGCTTCGCCGTCAGTCGTCGCATCGGAGCGAGGATTTTCTGCCAGGATACCGATAGCGGCATCTGTGACAGCAGTGGTCTTAATAACTTTGGCGACACCACCGTCGTTCTCGAACTGCAGAAGCTCAAAAACGTCAGACCGGAGGTCTTCGCCGGCGATCAGGGTGACCGCCCGGGTGCTTTCATACGACATGGAATGATCCTTTCAAAAGTCGTTTCGAATAGGTCACAGGAGGCGGTCCTGATCCCTGTGGGTTGGCTGTGGCCCCTTAGTTAAGGGACTGAGCGTAGAGGTCTTGACCGGCCTGGGTTTCCAACACTGCGTCATAGGCTTTCGCAAAGGACATACCAGAATTCTCATCCTGGTGCTTCTTGGCCAACGCGTCGAGCTGGTCAGTCGCCGAGTTCGTCGGAGCAGCACCACCATGCCCAAGCGTATCGAACGCTTTGCCGAGAGCTGTGTTCTGGGCCTTCAAAGCAGTCATGGCCAGATCACGCTGAGTTTTGTCCTCGATGCCGTCCACTGATTTGATAAGGGCCATGCGGGTGTCAACGTTGCCAGGCAGGTGAGCAAAGTCGTCTGTCGCCCGCTTGCGCAGCTCAGCGCTTTCCGCGTTCTTGCGAAGGGTCGCATTCTCAGCTGCAGTGGCGTCAACAGACTTGGCCATAGCAATCATCGCAGCGCCCGCAGATTTGTGAATTTCGATGCCCGCAGCAGTCGTGTATTCGACCGGGTCAGCGTCTTCAGCGTTCTTAGCTATCGCATCAACCTCAGCCTGGCGGTCGTCCGCAGACTTCGCGAGGTAGGCGGTTTGAGCAGTTTCGTCCAGGGTTTCGAAGTGAACTTTCTGAACGTCGGTCAGTGTTCCAACGGCTGTGGCACGGTCGAGCTGCTTTTGCAGGTCTTCCACGGTGGCCACGTTTTTGTCGTTAGGCATGGGAGCCTCCTTTTCTACGACTGTGCCGGCAGCGCCAGCGGTTTCAGGTTCTTCAGCTTCCACGTTTTTCGTCATGGCAGCAATTTGGTGGGTGTGGCCTTTAACCTCTCCGAGGACAATCTCGCCACCTGGCGTCCGCACCCAAGGGTGAGAATGCTCGTCATGCCAGGAAGTTGTTCCTGCATCCCAATCGCCTTCTGGTCCAGAAGTGTAGATCAGGTGGGTGTGACCGTCCATCTCGGTTGTCAGGGCAGCAGACTTTGCCAGCTTCCCGCGCTCATCGTGTACGTCTTCCTTGGAGCCCTTGGCAATCGGGTCTGTGACCTTCACGTTGGGCTCCTGGCGTTTGCGTTTCATGATGAGGGATTTTGCACCCTCTTGCGCTGGCACATCAACACCGCTAATCTCAGCGATCTTGAGGGCTGTGCGCTTTTTACGTTCTCCAGGCATCTTAGCCCTCCTCTTTCAACCACCAGCCGCCGATCGAGAACCCAGTATAGGTGCCATCACGGAACTTAGCCAGCATTTCAGTACCAGGGCGGACAGCAATCAGGAGGCCAGTCTTTTCGACGTCCAGGCTAAACGCCTTGGCGATTTCAGTTGTCATTGGCCAGGCGAATACAACAGAGCCAGCTTGTTCGCCAGCGTGCATCTCTTTGGCGACTTGGCTGTTCTCCATAAAGTCCAGCGCCGCTTTGAGCATTGCGTCCTCGGTGATGTAGTCGCCATGGAGGTCATAGTACGGTTCACCTGCTTCTTTGCAGACAATGGCATACCCCATCACCAGTCCCAGGGTATCATCTACCTTAAGGACTTCAGCACGAATATCGACGGATTTTTCGTCGGCCATATTGTGGTGTTCCCTTCAATGATTTTCAATGGTTCCTGGACAGTATAGCGCGGGCATGTTGGTCCGCATACCGGCGTTGGTCAGCTCAATCAGTTAATTGGCCCAACAATCCGCGTCGAAAGAGCACAACGGCACTGGGCTGTTTCCTCAACAGGACCGTCTGGATCGCCAGGATACCGCAGCGAACCGTTGGAGGTGTCCCAGGTTTCGTCAATCCTGCGCTTCTTCCCACCCAATGCGCTGTGGCTATCGCGGACGCGACCGTCGCGAGCTGTCACCCATGTTCGCTCAAGCTGCTCGACTGTAACCTGACTTGCGTCGATGGCTTGGCGATACATTTCGTCGTTGCCAGAGTGGACAGCACGGAGAGCTTCCGTCCGACCAATAACCTCAGACCTATACTTGATATATCGCTCATTGTAGCGGGAGACCATGGTATCAATTTGCTTGCGTGTGAGAGGTTTATCTTCTCGGATCGCTCGCGCTATGGTTCGGTCAAAGCGACGGTCCCGAAGCTGACGGCTAAGGGCCTCAGAATTGCCTTCAGACAGGAGGTGACGATAATTTATAACGGCCTCTTGCTGACGCTGGGTCAAACCGATACTTGCCCGGAAATTGCGAGCCTGGTCGATGGGATTTAGACCGCGTTCAATCCCATCGACCAAAGCAGTCCTGGTGGCGTTACGTTGGGAGGCATTGAATTCCCGAATGAACCGGAGACGCTCTTGCTGCATGACGAACACAGCCCGATCGTTCACCTGGTCAAAGGATACGAGGACCTCTAGAGCATCCGATAGGGTGTCAGCTGTGCTTCGGCCCGCGAGAGTGTAGACGGCTGCGAACTCATCAGCCAATCGAATGGCTCCTGTTGCAGCGACACGCTCGAGAGCTTCCTGGATATTTCCATCTTCCAACAGGCGAACCAGTGCAGCCAATGTGTATTCGTCCCTCGCTGCATTCACGGCGTTGAGGAGAGCACGCTGGAAGCGGACGTCTGCTTTGCCGATGAGAGCCCATAGCCGGGAGGCTGGGTCTACTGCTGGAAGGGCCATCTAGTGCTCCTCTGCTTTGAACACATAAAGGGCCTTGGCTGGGTCTCGTTTCATAAGCTCCAGCAAGGTCCAGTCGGTCCCTTCGATATTCGCCTCGTCATTGACTTCAGGCACAACGGTAATGCTGTCCCCTAGGATCGAGACTGTGGAGATGCTTGACGCAGACGTGGACCCAGGACGGCGTTCGCCCGCGGTTTCCGCGAAGCCCTTGAAGGCATAGGTTGCATCTGTGGGATTTGTTCCGCCAGTCAGATTGCCCGGAGTTCGTGTTCCCGAGGTGGTTTTGGTGAGGGTCCCATCGAGGACACCTCCTGCGCCAGCGATTTCTGCATTGACAATTTTGGCGATGTCCACGCCAAATAGTTTGTTGCCCATATCGGCCTCCTATTATGGGAAGCCGACGTTCCGGCCCCAAGCATCACGGTCCTCAAAAGAGCTCTTCGCATATTCGTCGTCGGTGTCTGTCCCACTGGACATGGCTCCAACGGCCGTGCTGGTCGATGATCCTTCGAGGAATTCCTTAACCAAAGCATAGGCAGTTTCGTCTGCAAGAGGAACCCCTGTGGTCTGTCGGAAAAAGTCTACTGCAGTCGAACCGGCTTTGATGCCCTTGACGTTCGACCCGCTTGATCCGGCATCTCCAGCATCAGCGTCCAGGGCAATTGACCCGGCCAGGAGGATCGTCGCGCTCTCGACACCTTTTGGCACCTCACTTGTGCTGACGTCTTCGCCCGAAGCGTAAGTCAGGCTTGAGCGAGGGAACTTATTAGACTGAGCGGTCTCAGTCCCTGTCTTGCTTCCCCCATAGGAAAGCAGGTCCATCCGATTGGTAGCTTGCACCAGCAGAGCACCTTTTTGGTCGGTGTCTTTTGCCGCCCAGGCCGTTGCTCGAGAAGCATCAACCGCCAGCAATGCGTCGGCTTCTGCCACCGAGGCGTAGGACACATAGTTTACGGAGGAGATTGTGATCGTTGAGATGGTCATTTGGTTTCTCCTAGACTAGGCTTGTGTCTTCGAACCAGTCGAGAACTATAGCCAAATCTTCGCTGCCTCCTGAGATGTTATCAAGCACAATAGAGTAGTTGGTGTTTGCTGCCAGTATGAACTCAAAACCATCGCGGGTTTCTCGAGCACCAGACTGAGCCAGTATTTCGTCAAGAAGCACGGTTCCCTCATCCGTTATGGTTGGTGTGACGAATACTGTCACACTCGGGGTGTTGGCTGCCACGCGGTTCCTGTTGAATACAGGAACCGCTGTACCGTCACCACTAACCAACACAGTCTCACGCACTCTAATCTCTGTCTCCCCAGTACCCTCTACTCGAAAGCCTAGGTGAATTGGAGTTGCCCCTACTTTTATAAGAACTGCCAAATCGGAGGAGTTGTTGATACCTGTAGCAACGTGGGAGGCTGTGAATAGCAGACCCTCTTCGAGTAAGGCTTGCCACTGGTTTTCAGTAGCCAAAGCTCCAGTGAACTTATCAATCTGGAGTACATCACCCTCTTTGTCTTTCAATATGGAAGATTGAGCCATTAGTTTTTCCCTTCTTTTGTCTCGTCGTCAGGGAGTTCTTCCTCACCATTGTCGACCGAGCCCTCTTGTTTCTTCCCGCCAGGTTTTCCGGTCAAGGCCAGGTCCTCGTCCTCCAGGCCCGTCAGGGTTTCAGGCTGGTGGCTAAGGCCCATCAGATCACGGACCTCATTGATCACAGGATCATGTGGATCAAGGACCGCCCCAGCAGAAGCCATATCGCGCAGGACAGCAGCGACCTCCTGTACGTCAGTATGGCGGACCGCTTCAGTCGCCAGCTCAGGCATCATCTCTGGGTCCCAGCCATTCAGCTGCCAGAGTGTAGTTAGTAGGTCGTCTTGAACCGCCTCACGAATTTCAGTGAGAGCTCCATCAACCAATAGGAAGAAGCTCGACGTCTTGTCGGTGCTCAAGGCATAGGAGCCTGAGCCTTCACCCAGGAGAAGCTGTTCAACCCCCAGGACACGAGCCATTTCGCGGTTGATGCGGGAGATTGCCTCAGCGTTCTCTTTGAACGACGTGGCTGACCCCTTAAGCAATTCGATTTCCCACTGGCGAGCAGACGACGGCCGACCGGCCTCATCCTTCGCCTCGTAGGTGATGCTGTCCAGGAGCATCCCGAGTTTGGCGCTCTTTACGTGGTTCTGGATGAAGTCGCGCAGAGGCTTCTCGATCGCAATCCGTTGAGCCTGGGTGATGTCCCCGGCCGTCACGGCTGCAGCGAGGTCAGTGAACGGGGCTCGACCGACTGGAATGCCCCGTAGGTCCGTCTCGAACCCAAAGCCTTCAAGCTGCTCATAGCGAGCGAGACGTTGGGCCGACTGAACCAGGTGACGGAAAAGACCCAAGCCTTCGGGGCTATCGGACAGAGTGTCGTCCACCAGGTAGAGGCATTTCTGTCTGGGAATGTAAAGCTCTTCCATGGTCTGTGGCGATTGCTGCATGATGCCCCTGACGGAACCGTCGTCCATCAGGTCCCATTTGGAGATGGTGGCTTGAGCACGTGGAGCCACATCAGCGAAGGTCAGGAGACCATCGTCACGGCGCCGTGCAGTCCATTCCTGGATTGAGAACCCATAGAAGCGATACATCGCAGAGCGCCGGACAATCCGATGCCAGGGAGTTCGCGGATCGTTGGTCAGCATCTCCTCAGCGAGCTCAGCGAACTTCCCGTCTGTGTCTTTATCAGATGGGGTGAAGGACCATTCAGCTTTCGCCGCCAGGTTCAAGAAGTATCGGGTGCCAGCAGCGACGATTGACGTGTTGGCAAGGATTTCGGAATAGACTTTGTAACGCTCTTCACGACTGGCGAGATTGGCGTTCTTTTCTTCGCTCTGGACCACACCGCCATAGACAGCTGTGCCAGGAACCCCCACCGTGTCGGTCGGAGCGGTCTTCTTGCGTTGGAACAAAGACCCAAAGGCCTCGAGTGGCTTGGGCGCCATGGAAGCCCCCTCTCTATGTGCTAGCGTGGTTGATCGATCAGCTGCAGCATAACACAAGGATGCTGGCTTCGAGTACCGTTGAACTTTTATCCGATTTTCTCAAATTAGGCGTTTACTTCCCAAGTCTATCGGTGTACCCTATTTATATCAACAGTGACAAGGAATAAAAACATGGACTTCTGCATAGCAAACTTCGCCTGCCTGGTTGACGTAGAGACCCTCAACGAGGACCCAGACACGAACCTAGGTATTGAGAGCTCTCCTCAGTTTCACAGCGCTACGGCCAATCCAACCCAAGATTGGATAAATACACTGAAAGAAGCTGCAACTGACGAGTGGGAATATACCTACGAAGAGGATGACCTCGAAAACGTGATTTGGGAAGACAGTGGATGGGTAACTCCTAAGCAAGGACGTGCTCATCGCACCATTTACGCCAACATCGGTGAGGAGCTGATTGGGTGCATCACCATCCAAAAGGAGGTACTAGTGTAATGCTCTACAAACCAAAATACGAATTTTGGTTTGTAGGCTAAAACTGTATGAATTCCAGGACTGAGTGTCCTATTAACTGGCGACCAGCGGGTGATCGTCTTATAGTGGAGAAAATAAAATGACAATGGCTGATAACCCAATACTTGAATTACTGGAAGGCGAATACAATCGCAATCCCCATTTCGCAGCTCTTGCCGACGAAGTCGCTCAGGAGACTATTGGCTGCAGCTTCACTGAAGGCATGAATGCCCATCCTGACGCCTCGTGCAGCGAGAGCCAATGGCTTGGATCGATGAAGCGCCTGGTTTGCCAAGCGATCTTCAAGATGTACGAGGGACCTCCTGGCCGACCGTTTGACCCCAAGCTATATGCCCGCGCTCTTCGTGAAGTGGCTGGCTACGCGACACAGGTCCAGGGGTTCCGCTACGAACACCCTGAAAGCGGTGGCCACGTCCACGTCGTTCGTGACCTCTCGCTCCCTACCGAGCAGAAGGTCTGGGAGATGGTTGAGGACCAAGCTGCTTGCCAGCAGAGCGAAGAAGCGGCCAAGGCCGAATACGATCGCTGCCACAAAGAGATGATGCGAGCGATCCAGGATCGTCAACTGGGAATGGCCTGGACGCACTATCTGTGGGGGACCACATCCGGGGCCTTTGACAAGCCAGAGGAAGAATGATGGACAAACGTTCTCAAGCTCTAATCCGTGACGGTGCTCGTCTGACCTCTCTTGTTCAGCGAGCAAAGGAACGTCTAGTCATAGCGACCGACCAATTCAAGGCTTGCTGTATGGACCAGGATGTTGCCGCTATGGTCCTGGCAAGGGAGGAAGTCTACAACCGCAACGAGGCCTTGCTGGACCTGATCGCTCAACGGGAGCATCAGCGCCACGTGGCAGAAGACTACATCACCAACAGAGGGAGATTGTTTTGACCTATTTTGGATTGTGCATCGGAGGTCCGCTTGATGGGCAATATCACAACTGGAACACGAAGCGGTTCGAGACGCCCGCCAAAGTTACTGAGCTATCTGACCCGGTCGATCCATCTGGCTGTGACGTCGCTGACCAGACGTTCGCGGTGACGCACTATGAGCACTCGCCGTTGCGAGCACCTGGAACCGACAAGACGTTCGATCTTTGGCTCCACAAAGGCCTGTCCGTAGCAGAAGCTCTGGCTAAGCTCCAGAACGCCTACCACGGAGCGAAGGCCCAAGAACGGAGAGGATAAATGACACTTTCAGCTGAAGCTCAGGCTCTACATGATTTGAACTATTATGCGGAGCCTCGTAACCCTGGAATATTAGCTGTGTTGGAGCTGCTAAAGCAAGTTGACCCAGTGCTCACCTATGACGAAGTGGTCGAAACATGCGGACACTGGGGATTTAAGATTAGCCCTGTCAATGTGACTTATTTGGCTTATTCTTTCCGCAATGCTGGACATAAACTCCCTAAACGACCGAGAGCCACTTGGGCTACTCATCTCGCAAAGGAATAGCAACCGGAGGCTGGAAGCCTCGGCGCTTAGTCCGGCGTCGCATGGCTTCCAGTGCATAGCGGACACTATCGATCGTGTGGTTCTTTTTGTCCTTCAGGACAGCGAGAACTTCATCAGTCAGTGGGTCAGTCTTATAGCTGTAATAGGTCCACTCGTCAATGACGTGCTGACAGTCCGGATGGATCACGACGTCGAAAGACTTGAGGAACTCAACGCCTTCAACGATCGACCCTGGACCCTTCTTGGAGGCGGCGACCTGGAAGTCCCGCTTTTGCATATAGGAGATGATTTCAGGGCGAGCACTGTCCGCGATCACCTTGGCCGTTTGCATCAGTGAGATTGGATCGTCGTCCAAAGCAGGACCACCATTATGGCCCATGAGCGGATTGCCGATGCCCGGGAATGCGTTCGGGTTCTCCCAGCGCTTCTCTTCACGCCAGTCGTTGCCAGCCCAGAAAGCCGGTGTGTGATCGACTTCCAGTTTTAGCTTCCACCGCTCAGCTCTGATGTAGAGGGTCCGACCGAACACATAGGCCAGGATCAGGACGCTCGGATCATTCGCGAAGCCCCAGTCAGCGCCAAACCTTGGCACACAATCAGCTGGCACCTGGTCGTCAATGTCGTCAACTCTCCAGTTCTTGAAAACCCGGCTCTCAGACATGGTGACCGGGTGGCCTTCCCAGACGTGTAGCCATTTGTCGTGGTCACGGGCCTTGTCCCAGAGCATCTCTTCGCGGAGGTCCTCAGGGAACCAAGGATTGTCTTCCCAACCGACCTTGCGGATCAGCGAGCGAGGAGGAGGCGTTCCACCAAGGAAGCGATTGTCGACGGGGTCTTTGACCGATCCACGGTTGAAGCTCCACCAGAGCTCTGAGCCAGGTTTCCGAACGGTTGGAGTGAGCAGATCGATCGAGCGCTGTGACACCTTGTTCGCTTCTTCAACCCATACTCCGTCCAGGCCTTCCATGGATTTCACGCTGTCAGGGTTTGTACGCAGACCGGCGAAGAGGAACTCAGTCCGTCCGTCTCCTCCGGTGATTGAGCGCTCGGTGATCCGGTAGAAGCCATTCCCACCGTCCTCGACCGGGCCAAGGCCTTGCTTCCTGATCTTATCCTCTAGGAGCTTCTTCACACTGTCTTTGAGAGAGCCCTGGATTTCACGAGCGAAGAGCCAGCGGAATGTGCTGCCCCCTCTGCCGCGCTCATACCCCCGGTCGACCAGGACTTCGCCGAACGAATGAGACTTCGCACCACCCCGCCCGCCGTGGAAAACCTTGTTGCGGTAGGGGTGGTGCAATTCTCTGAAAGCATAAGGGATTTGGATACGGCCCAAGGGTTAGCCTCCTGTGGCTTGTCGTTCCCCGGGGTTTTTCTCGTCCTGGGCTTTCTCAGTCTTGTCATAATCCTCGACGGTCTTCCCGTCTGGCATCACGAATTCCCAGGTGACTTTGTTGTCCGTTTGAACTGGGCCACCGTCGGGGCCTGTGACTGCCAGCTCGGTCTTCTCGCGGAACTCAGCCCGCTTAGACTTGAGATAGAATTGTAGCAACGGATCAGACTTCACCTGGCGGGTGTAGTAGATCACATTGAAGTCGTCGTCCAGCAGCGGTTCCCCTGTCAAGGGATCACGCTTGGGGACTGGCTCGCCTTTGAAATAGACCAGCTGCTCATCGCCGACAACCGCCCGCTCATGTAGCTCCTCGACCGCTTCGTCGACGTGCTGCTCATGAGCTTCCCACATTGCCTTGCGAAATTCCTCATCGTCCTGCTTCCACCGGCTGATGGTGGAATAAGAAACGCCTGCAGCTTTGGCGGCTGCAGCGTTTGTCCCTTTTGCGATCATACCCTCGACAGCACGGAGCTGACGAGCCTGGTTCAGGCGCTGGTCAGGAGTAAGAGGAGTTTCATCAGCGTTTGTCATGAGCGCCAGCATGTCGCATCTCTGCTGGCCTGTAAGCCAACAGATTAGGCGCTCTGATACCTGGCCAAGCCTAGGTTTGGTCAGCGAATTGGAAGTGCATCCAGTCGAAGTTCGCAGCTCGGCCCAGTGACGTAGCTCCATACTTCTCGACGATGTTCCAGAATGGGACATACTCAGGCCGAGCGAAAGTGGCCCGGTCTCTACCCCACCGCAGCCTATTGTTGGCAGGGTCCAGGTCGACCGCAATGCCTCGGGCGTGAGTTGACTTGCGAGTGCCTCCCCGGATCGCCCGGTTGTTGAAGCAGCCCCCGAAGTAGTGAAGCCTTAAACGACGGAACTCAGCTTCCCCATAGTGTTGGATCGCATCATTGAAGATACCTGTCATTGGAGCCTGCACTTTAATATGACAGGAAAATCGTGAGACCGTCTGCTCAGTATTCCAAGCGATCACAAAGGGAATTGGGAGAATGACTTTGCCAGCCGTGCTGTCTGGTCCACCTGCTGGCCCATAAAAGGCGCCTATATCCTGCTCACTGTTGACCGGCCAATCGGTTGCCTGGATCACGTGAGTGCGGGGACGCTTGTAAGGGGTATCCGAACCGTCTTTGTCCTCAGCAGCAGCTGTGTGAGCTGCTCGGGTCAAAGGACCATATCGTCCATCTACATCAAGAGGACCATAACCCATGCAGTTCAATTGGCGCTGGAGATTGCGGATTTGATTAGGTGTCATACCAATTCCTTCGATTGTAACCTAAACTGACGCAATCTCAAAAAAATGCACACCACTAAAATGCTCTCAGGACCTTGCCTATGAGCATTTTAAGAAGGACAATAGGGACCACATATGGGAATACGAGCTTGTAGCCTTTACCATTCATTGCCTTATAGTCCTTCAACACTTTGCGCTGAATATTGTCAGTCCAACCACGGCCTCGGACCCACAAGCAAGCATGGCCTACTCCACTTGGGGACTTGCAGTACCATATGAGGTACTTGAAAGTCAGAAGAGCCAACCAAAAGCGCATGGTCGATTTGCCCTCAGATAACCATATGAGAGTGAGAGAGTAATCCTCACAATCGCCCTTAAGAATACCCTCACTCTTTAGAATTTGCCAACTGTCAAGCTTGCCGTCTGATGTGTATTTGAAACGCCCGTTTAGATCGATCTGAGCTTGGTTGAATGTGCTACTCACGGCGGGCTTCTCCTGTGCTCTAACAAAGCTCATACTCTGCCGTGAGTGTTGGCTATTGGCAACCGTCGTTTAGCCCATATGTTTGAGCAGTTGTCTCACAGACGGTCTCAGCCATCTGATTATAAAGGATGCTAATGCCCCAAAGCCAGACGCCGAAGAGCACCAGGCAAGTGACCCAGACGACCGAGGCGTGCATCTTGAAGCGGTATGGTCCAGGTGTTGGGTCAATGCTCATGGCAGTTTGCTCCTTCGACTTCGTGGCCCTGGAGGCACAGCAGCAGGTGAAGGTGCCGGGGGTTCTCCAGAGTGTTATGATAAATCACCTGGGTCACTGCTAGCGTGAGGACGACCAGGATGGCTGTGATGAGGCCTTTGATGTCCATGGATCACTTCCAATCAAAGAAGCCATCGCAAGGCTCAGGCTTCGGTGGCAGGGGAGCGAATGGCCGTTCGCAGTCATGAATGAAGGGCTCACTGTATCCGAGCGACCAGCCCTTGGGATTTATTGACCAGCGGACGTGTGTCCACTTGCCTCGGTGGAATGCGAGAACCTCAAGGCCGTCTGGCCGGCAGCTCTCCTCGGGCAACCAGCTCAATTCGTTTGCGGGTCCTACTTCAGGGGGTGTCATTCATATACTCCATTTCTTCCCAGGTGACATATCGACCCCACTCAGTCCGGACCCAGCCGCAGCGGAAGTCCCTGTCCGCTATCGGGAGGAACGGAACGCCTTTACGCTTGGCCAAGGCCTGTAGTTCGTCAAGGTCGATAGGCGGTTTCATTTACAATACCGTTTGATTGAACCCTCCGCGAAAGGGTTCTTGCATTTGCCCCGAGGTTTCGGTTCGCGGAACTAGGGCTGTTGATCCATGATAGCACACAGCTCATCACCCGTCAATGGCCCATTCTCTTCCTGGCCCAAGTATTCCTCAGGCACACCGAAGGCGGTGGCAATATCCACATATCCGCCTCAGCCACTTTCATCTGAGGCCATAAGCGCTGCAGTCTTCCAGGCCTGGAAAACAGGAAGCACCATGATCCGCCACATCAATCTGTGAATAGTCCACAGATTGATGTGGCGGAGAACTTTATAGCTTCAATATCTTTCTAATTACGAGAGTTTCATCCATGTCAGCAGGAAACTCTTTGTAGTTGTAAGAGCCTCTGAACAGGGAAGACAGCTTGTCAGTCCCATGCCTATGTCTGTGTAGAAACCAGGTGAAATCACGAGGAGAAACTGTATACACATACCCCTCATGCAAAACTTCACCTTTTGCTGGAATATAACTCATCCCCCTATCCGCCCTTTGCCCTTGCAGGTGTAGCACTGGGTCTTTGCTGGCCGAGGGCCTGACTTCCACTTGGGTTGCGTGTAACCGTAACCACCACACTTGAGGCAGACCGGACCTATAGGCTTCTTTGCCCTGGCGTAGACCTTGCCTGCTGCGTTGACTGGCTTGATTGGGTAACTCATTTCACATCTCCCTCCGAATGCGTTCAGCGACCTGACGAAGCTCCATCCGTGGATTGACACCAACCCACTCGGCTTCCTCTGCCACCAGGAGCTGACGGAGCAATTGGGTTGTGTCGGCGCCAGTAGGCCTGTTGCTCTTTAACGCTGGCTCATGGGCTTGCAGGTCTAGTGCTGGCTGTTTGGGCGTAGGGGAAGTTTGGTCCTCGTCGTCGGGGTAGAAGGGAACGACGTCAGAGAGCTTAGGGATTTTAGGGACAGTTGCCCCGTTCTTGTAGATGCTGCAAGTGAGCCAGATGGAGTTGAAATACCTGCAGTCAAATTGCTCCTGCATCCGTTGAACTGTGGGGTGTGTCTCCAGAGCGGTCGTGTCGAATATCAGCTTACCACGGGCCATCCGCACGGTGAACTTGATTGTCTCCCCTGAGGACATTGGTCGTTCGCACCGATCCAGGTCATGGGCCAGGGAGACCGGTCGCATCCGAAACAGATTACACTTGGCGCCGTCGCTGTCCTGGGGGTGGATATAGAACTGAGAGCCTTCATGCTTGGCCCGCAGGTCGATAGGCAAAATGCCCGAAATTCGGACCCGCCCGATCCCTGCTGGCTTAAGAGCGATACGCATCTTACGGTCCTGCTGCGTCGAACGGTGCTTCTTGGTTGAGGTGTTCATCGTCAATCTCCTTGATGTCGTGTGAGCATTGTGCTCAGTCTGAGTATGTCTTCTGGACCATATTATAGCAACCCTCGAACCCGGTGGAACTATTTGACCTGAGGAGGTTTATATCGCTGGTGAGTTGGCATATCGTATTCCTACCAACCAGGAGCCGAGCCAACGAAAACCTTTGAGATTGAAGTCCGGGCTGTAGCTGCATGGCGGATCGAGTATGTGGAAGCACGGACCGAGAAGTCTGCTCACTGAAAAGCCCAGGTCTAATCGGGCTTCCTCGGCATCTATGTGAACTGTCAGAACCTTTCATCTTATTGAGCTTCCTTACGTGCACGTGTGACGCGATGTGACTTGTCACCTAGGAGTGGAGGAGGAAACGAGCCGTCGTCCAATCAAGCTGACCCCTTATCAGTCGGCACTGACCCCTTATCAGTCGGCACTGACCCCTTATCAGTCGGCACTGACCCCTTATCAGTCGGCACTGACAGCTTATTTCGGTCCCATTTACCCCCTGTATAGCCTGGACTTCCAGAGCGTTTCTCACCCGTACGGATATTATCGTTTGTTTTCATAGCTTTATATATACCTGGATAGCCTGTATAGCCTGGACTAGTAAAAAGTCTCTTACGCAAGGAGAGCCCCTTATCTGGTATATAGGGATTTCGCACGCGCGTAAGGACACCTCAGGCGGTCCAGGCTATCCAGGCTATCCAGGTGCCCCTAAGCGCATGTTTTTGCTGCATAATATCCGTACGGGTGAGACTGTCACCGAAAGTCCGAGCTATCCAAGGGACTCTCTAGGACAGAGGGTCTCTGTCTTTCGGTGCTCATCGCCGAAATTCTGTGCCTCATTCTGATGCCAGACCAGACTAAAGTCCAATCAGAAGCAGTATGTTCCAACTAGGTCTAATCGTTCATTTCGGTGCTGCTCGCCGAAAAGACATAGAGGGAAGCAGTTGCCTCCCCCTATTCGCCGTCTTGTTCTGTCAGTCAGTCAGCGTTCATTCGTCTAAAGTGAGGTAGTCTCCATCCTTGATGTCGATGAGGACAGGCATCAGAATGGCATTCTGAACAATTGGAACCGTCTCAAGAAGTGCCTCGAGGGCCTTGAGTTCGGCGTCGTTCAGACAGAGTTGAACTGTCGGCTCCGCACGGTCAGGGAATTTTGGTATCTTTGGTTGGTTGATTGGTGTCACGTTGTCGCTCATGGCTATTGGTTCCTTGCAGTTTTGAAGCCGATCCGATAGTAAGGGTCAGCGTTGGTGGGTGGTGAGATTGAGAGGTCTGCACCGTGGTTGAAGCCTACCTCATAAGAATAGAGGGCCCATTCGTTGTTTGGGGGTATCATGATACAAGACCTTTATCCTTGAGGACCACAACTGCATCAACTAGGAATGTATTGCTGACGTGGACGCGTGTCTCCGTCGAGTTGCAATCGTATGTCGCTTGGACACCATCCTCATAAAGGGCTTCCATCAATTCGTCCACGCAGTCCTCAGTCAGGTGGCGATTAGCGAAGGTGATTGTTGTTGTGTCAGTCATTGTCGTTTTCCTAGTTGATGAATATAGGATACGACGAAAGAAGGGGCCTGTAAACCCCCTAAACCCATAAATTCCAATATAATTTTGTATCAGGGGGGGGTCTCTTGCACCGGGTACCCAGAAGCATTTCCATATAAATAAGGGCTTTGGACGTCTAAAGCTCTGGGTATCAGGGGGGGGTCTCTTGCACCGGGTACCCAGAAGCATTTCCATATAAATAA